CGCTTGCAAGACTCATAATAGCGATAAATGGCGCAAAATGGACTATTATGCCCAGCTTGACGACGTTTATCCCTATTCGGATCACTTTTATTTCTCGCCAACCCACCTTAGTGATGAGATGGGTAGGCTTGAGGAAAGTGCAACGAAATCAACTCCTCGGGCACGTGTTTGTCTCGTGCCTAAGGATTCTCGTGGTCCTCGTATTATCTCGTGTGAGCCCAGTGAATTAATGTTTATTCAACAGGGCGTCATGATGAATTTGTACGAGACCATTGAGACTCATCCTCTCACCTCTGGGTTCGTAAATTTTACGGACCAAATGATCAATAGGAACCTTGCCTGTGAAGGCTCCCTTAACGGGAAATGGGCTACTATTGATTTATCAGAGGCGTCAGATAGAGTTTCACTTGACTTGGTTAAGGCGGTTTTCCCGCTTAATTGGGTCGAGTGTCTGTTGGCCTGTCGGTCGACAGAAACAGAGCTCCCTGATGGAGAGGTTTTTAAGCTTAACAAGTTTGACCCTATGGGTAGTTCTTGTTGCTTTCCAGTTGAAGCACTCGTCTTTTGGGCGTGTGCGATGGCTAGCATAGAGGAAGCTTGCTCACATCCGACTAATCCTCTCTTGGATTGGCTAGATGCAGAGGGGCTCACCTCGAACAAATACGTTGGCGATGACTATATCCGCACCTTAAATAAGCGCGCTATTGATCATCGTTTTCCGGTATTTGTATACGGTGATGATATCATTGTACCCTCTACTTTTGCTGAGGCTATAATGAACGGACTTGAAACCGTTGGCTTAGTTGTCAACGTTGACAAGTCTTATCTTCAAGGTCCGTTTCGGGAATCCTGCGGTGGTGACTTCTACAGAGGTGTAGATGTTACTCCCGTAAGAGTCCGACACTTCCTTGAATATTCAGTAACCTCCGTCGTGACTAACGCTGATTTGGCGAATTGTTTTATCGCCAAGTTTGGAGAGTATAATTCTCTTGAGATAATTCGTACAATCGAAGAAACTCAAGATTATATCTTTCCGCGTAGCGAATTTCAGCTTCCTGCTGTTATTCGTTCTCATACGCGCGCTAGTAACGATGCTTTTCTTCAGAGACGTTGGAATAAGCATCTCCAACGCCTCGAGCATCGTATCCTTGTGCTTACAAGCACCTCATCCGAGGTGCACCCACCTGATTGGTGGGAACTCCTTAGGAAGGAGTTGCAATCAAGAGGATCACGCGAC